AAGGGATCGCACCTCAGTCTTCTAGCTGGTAGCTAGACGCATTACTATTATGCTATCTCCGCAGGTAAAATGGTGCCGCTACTTGGACTCAAACCAAGAACCTTTCGCTTACAAGGCGAATGCACTATCAATTGTGCTATAGCGGCATTGTTTTTGTTAATGTTAATAATACTGCAGTACCACTGATTGCACTACCGATCATAATGGCTTTGTCGTTCCAACTACTTCCTACGTAAACCCAACAACACGCAGAAAAAGCATAGAGTATTTGACCAGCAACAATGAAATCTGCTTGTTGTATGAATATCCCACCAATGCCAAAAATGGTTGCAGCCCACTTGACGTAACTGTCAAGTGTTCCTGTTGGAGTTGTGGGTTTTAAATCCTCAACCTCCATTTGAAGATCGGTCATTTCCTGCACGAGTCGTTTTTTCTCGGCACTCAGTTCCATAGCAAGCCTACCAGCTTTGCTCATCGTGCTGCCTTCAAAATGTTCTTTTATCTCTTCTTTCACTTCGTTCATATTATACTAACAATATATCAATCGGGTTTGACAACTCTCTTAATAATCTTACCCAATACTAGATTCAAACAAACGATTGGACCAAATACGGGCCATTTCCAATCGTATTTTTTATACGCAGCACTGTCTTTTTTGAACCATTTCTTTTGGATGTTGTCACAGTACTCACCTTTATAGGAAAGGACGGCGTGACCTTCGCCAGTTTTCGTATATTTTACGAAGTGCATACGAAAATCTCGATTGAAAAGAATATTCTTGATAAAAGTACTTTTCTTTTCACCTGACATAAACCAAAGAACGGTCAACGAGTAATCTTCACAGTCACCTTGCCAGATTTCTTGAGTGGTGTCCATGACGGACCAAGTTTCGATAAATCCATACTTCTTTTTGTCAGTAACGTATTGAAATTTTGATGCAACTTTTTTGTTAGCTTCTTTAGCGTCCATTTAACCTTGTCCCCTATATTTTTTGTAATTTGACTTCTTCCTTTTATTCAAGGAAGATCTTTTAAAATGACCTCGACCAATCGAAGTTCCTTTTGGTTTTTTGACAACTTTACTTTGTGGTGCTAAAGCCATTGTACTCTCCTAATAATCAAATGAGTAACCAGTTTTTTCTGGGCGCTGGGTGTCCTCGTGTGGTGGAGGAAATCTAAAAACTGGCAAAACCCCGAATACTTTTAACCTATTATATATAACAACTAAACAATACCATTTTCTCTTTCGAATTGATCTCTCAGTTCAATAAACTTATTTATATAATCATCTCTTTTCTTAACAAAAATTTGTGGTTCTGAGTCTTGAACAGTTATCAACACAGCCAAACGATTGATGGGTGTGCCAGTTCTTTCTTCATACATCACCGCATAGGCAGCACACTGCATAAAATAGTTCTCAATCCATTCTTCCTTCTTAGGTTTGTTAGACGTTTTAAAGTCGATTACAGACAGTTTCCCCGAGAACTCTGCAATACAGTCTACCGTACCAGCAACTCGCAAGTGAGAGGACCACAGAGGCGCCTCAAGCGCGTGTATATTATCCACATACTCATCGAGGATAGGTTGCAGAGGTTTAAACATCGCATAAGCATCAGGCATCAAACCAGACAACACATTATTGTTCAGGTAATCTTCGCATATCTGATGTACCCGAGTGCCTCGGTTGGAAGCTTTTGTTGAAATCTTGTTTGCTTCTTTCTCACCGACACGTTTTCGCCACTGCATAATCGAATCCCGACTTGACAGTGAGGTTATGGATGTAACTGATGGAAATTTTCCAGCTGGAGTTTCATAAACTCTGCGGCCGTCTAAGTTTTTCCGTTTCAATTCCGAAAGTGATGCTGGTAGGTGATTAAATGTCATAATTTAAAATACAAAGTTACATAGTCCTTTTCGTTTGCGTCAATCCCTAATGATACACGATGTATGGGGTAAATGTCAAGCGGTTTTAACAAATTCTGAATATTTTTTTTAGAAAACTTAGACAAATCTTCAGCGAGATCTCCCAGCACAAATGGGTCGTGGAATTTTATGTCTAATCCTTTTCTATCGGTAATATTATCGTGGACACAATAAGTGCCGAACAACTCACCTTTTTTAGAATTTAATTTTTTAGTAATAGTTTCAGGCACATAAGAAATTTGATATTGGTACATAGCCAGTTCGATTTGGCTTACGTTGGGTAAAATCAAGGTTTCGTAAAATGTTTTCTTAACACCAGCTGGGTTGTCATAGTCCCATTTGAACGAGTCAATTATCTTATGCTTCTGAACTAAATTCCGAACCATTTTCAAGTATGAAGCTTCATCAACTCGATATTCAGTGTAGACTCTGTAGTTGGTTTTGGTGCCAGACTTTTCTAGGCAGATTCCAATATTGACCGACGCATAATAATTATTGGTCAACTCAAATCGATATTCCTCTGGAAAGTTGAACTTGATTAAGATGTCATGCAATCGATTCCAAGAAATTCTATGCGAAGGGATGTACAGAAGAACCCGTTCTGAATTCACAGAACCACTCTGAATTTTTACAGATTGATCGATATATTGGACTGCGATGTCGTCAAACGAATTACAAAATTCAATGATAGATGGGTCGTCGGAGACAACCCGATCTAGTGCTTCATTTTTCATAATATAACTACTCAATTGTTTTATGCGGCTTTTGGCCTAATCTTTCCCACTTCATAGACGGCATCTTCGTGTTGAAGTTTAGCTAGGATATAATCCCTAACTAATGAACTCCTAACAATATCGTCTGCAGTGAATTCTATTTTTGTAAATGCGTTCATATGATACGCAATCTCAAAGAACTTGTTGATACCACTAACGTCGTTCTGTTTTTTATTTAGGTCCGTCTGCCGGTAGTCTCCACACCAAATTATTTTTGATTGGTGGCCAACTCGTGTCATAACCGTGTCGATTTCTTCGAATGTCATATTCTGCATTTCATCGACAATGATAATCGCATCATCAAAACTCATACCACGAATAAATGATGTGGATATAAAATCTACAACACCTTGTTCTTTAAGTATAGACCAAGCATCTTTCCTTTGAAATAAATTTTCACAGATCTGGACATATGGTTGAGAAAATATACCCATCTTCTCCGACACGTCTCCGGGCAAGTGGCCCATATCTCTGGACTGCACCGATGATCTAACTATGATAATCTTTTCAAAACTGGTACTTCGGTTCAAGACTTCTTCTAATGCTTTATAAAAAGCAATGAATGTTTTTCCCGTTCCAGCCACACCATGTAATGCCATAAAGTAATCACCCCTCGAATACGAATCAAAAAACAATTTCTGATTCTCTGTCAATGGTTCTATTACACTTAGATGGTCTAATTTTAATTTGCTACAAGTTTTTCCTTTTCTGGGTGTAGTTTCTTGATCTGCGATTTTACCGGTTCTTCTTGACATAAGCAACTTCTCTTGTTAATTAAAAGTTACCCCAAGATCAAAAGGTGTTGATGTTTCCTCTTGGGTGAGCCTCTTTCGCTTTGGACAATACTTCACGAAACCCTTGGTCGGGTTTTCGAAGTCCCAATCGAATGGGGTCGCCAATACTCGGGGCGCCTAACATCACATACTCATATTCAGGATTATCTTTTAACCAAGACTCCTTGTCACTTATCTTCATTCTTTTTTCTAGAATTTCTCCAGTCTCTTTGTTTCTAAAATCATACGTTGGCATAACTTACTCCTGGCTTAAACCAATGTGGTTCTGGTCGTTTCTTCCAAGAGGCCAAATGGGTTTTAAAATTGTTATAGTAGTTGCGGTAGGACGCCATAGAATCATTCAACACTTTGCACTCATCTGGCATCGCTGGCGTTGGAGCAGTAAATTCACCTAGTGGAATATTCACAGGTGGGGTAGAAAGAAGATCTACAAGACCGATACGTTCGCACTTGTGGATTTTGCCATAACGGTAAGTGTATTCACGGCACAACTCTACAAGCAACTGATGCAACCATTCATAGTTGGAATTTGATTGGCGCACCCATACACAACTTGGATGGTTGATGTGTGTTGCTGCATACATTACATGATCACGTACTTCATGGTCGAGACGCCATCTTTTTACATTGCGACCGGTTGCAGTTTTGCCGGCGTACTGAGTCCCGTCGAGGATTCGATGCGTTGTCGACAGCAGTTGGGAATACTCTAAAATCATTTTAACAACATGTTTATCTGGATGTTGTCTAGCACAATTTGCTGGCGGATGTGAAACATAAAATATATTCATAAATCTCCTGTTACATACTTATATATGTCTTTCCAATTTTCCAAACGTCGGGCTTTACCATCATATGATGCGTTGTGGGGATGCGCAACCAAAACAGAATCCAATCCCAACTCGACACCCAAATCGCAGTTCTGTTTTTTATCCTCAATCCAAAAACATCCACTGTCCCTGTATGGTTCAAGTGCATCATCTTTATCAGCACCACAATCAAGACACACAATTTTCTCAAAGACGGTTGGACCGAATAACAAATCCAAGTTTCGCTTCCGTAGTCTTGCACCATCCGGATCC